AGGAAAAATGAGTATGACTTATCAAGATTATTTTATACCTGATGTAGTGAGCAACTGTTGTTCCGCTCCTATCCTTATTACTGACATGTGTTCTGAATGTTATGAACATTGTGAGCCAATAGAGCAGGCAATGTACCCTATGGGTATTCGACCAATTCCAAAATTTGAGGAGGATGATGATGAGATGTCGAGCATGCAACAAACAACTTAATGACAATGAGTCAGTCTATAAAGACAATGAAACTGGTGAGTATTTAGATATGTGTAATGGCTGTCGTAGAGCTGGTTACTTTAGTTTCAATTCCCTTGACTCAGATGAAGATAAAAAATATATACAATCTTTACTTAATGAATACACAAATGAGTAAAAATGTGTTATAATATTATTATAGATATATATAAATTATTAAGGGAAAATAAAAGGATAATAAAAGGTATATCTAAATGATACTAATGGCCATTATGATGTCATGGCTAATAGTAAATTCAACAGACATCAGAGGATATAAATATGGCAGTAGCAACAGGTGAAGCCTTATACCCAGCTCTATTTGAGCCAAAGGTAGACAAATATACACCAGCACCGGGAAATTATTCCATTGACTTAAAGGTAGATGATGAGGAAAGGGATAGATTAATAGCATCCGGTATCAAGCCAAAGCAAAAAGACGCTAATGTGTTTGTTTTTAAACGTAAGACATTAACAGCTAAAGGTAATCAGTTACCAGCTCCAACAGTTGTTGATGAAAACAAACATGGTTGGGATAGTACAGTTATGATTGGCAATGGTTCTCAAGTAAAGGTAGCTTACTCTACTTATGAGCACCAAGCTACGGAACAGTATGGTCTTGGCAAATCTTTGGACGCAGTACAGGTCCTTAATTTGGTGGCATATTCCGGTGGCGGCAACGCTCTTGATGAGTTTGAAGCTGTAACTAAAGAGGATGTTCCGTTTTAATAAACGCATAACAGTGTTATGCAAAAGGTTTCAGGTGGTACCTTAAACCACCTGTTAATTTTAATAGGATAAATTATGGAAGAACAACAAGGCACCTTTGTTCAACATGAAGCATGTCCGGAATGTGGCAGTAAGGATAACCTAGCAAGGTATTCCACTGGTCAAGGATATTGTTTTGGTTGTGGACATTGGGAAGCACCTAAGGGTGAAGGTAAAGTTGAAATAGTAGCAAGGGAGGTAACAAATAGTATGGAATTATTTACAGGAAACAGTGGTGCCATTGTGGATAGGGGTATCAATGCGGAAGTAGTAAAGAAGTATGGTGTTACCCTACAGTATGATGAGAAGGGAGGTATAAAGAAACATTGCTATCCATACCATGACACAAATGGGGAACACGTAGGCAACAAGGTAAGAGTTTGTCAGTCCAAAGATTTTAGTTATGATGGTAACAGTAGGGATGTAGGACTGTTCGGTGAAAACATTTTCAAGGGTGGTGGTAAGTACATCACAGTCTGTGAGGGCGAGCTTGACGCAATGAGTGTTCACCAAATGTTTGGTAATAAATATGCAGCGGTCAGTCTAAGGACAGGTTCCAAAGGTGCCAAGAATGACATCAAGCGGAGCCTTGAATACCTTGAGTCCTTTGACTGGGTTGTCCTAAGTTTTGACATGGACAATGCAGGAAGGGAAGCAGTCAAGAGTGTAGTGGATTTGTTCTCACCTAATAAAGTTAAGGTGTGTAACCTACACAGGAAGGACGCTAATGAAATGTTAATGAAAGGCCAGATAGCTAACTTCACTAGACAGTGGTGGGATGCCAAGCCTTACAGACCTGATGGTATTATAGCTAGTGATGACACATGGAAAATACTAACTGAGGAACGTATGGTTGAGTCCATACCTTATCCTTGGATTGGCATTAATGAATTAACTTATGGGTTCCGTCAAGGTGAGCTAGTAACTATAACGAGTGGTGCCGGTATGGGTAAGACTCAAATGGTCAGGGAACTGGAACATTACCTACTTAAAACAACAACAGAGAACATAGGTATCCTCGCCTTAGAGGAAAGTGTAAAGAATACAACACTAGGTATCATGTCCATTGAGGCTGACAAACCTTTACACCTTAACCTTCATGAGATGGACAACAAAGAGCTTAAAGGATACTGGGATAACACTATGTCCAATGGTCGTGTCTATATGTATGACCACTTTGGTAGTACCAGTGAGGATAACCTACTTAATAAGGTAAGGTACTTAGCTAAAGGATTGGATTGTAAATGGATTATACTGGACCACTTGTCCATTGTAGTCAGTGACCAAGAGGCATTGGATGAACGTAAAGCAATAGATGGTATCATGACTAAGCTAAGACAGCTCGTACAGGAAACAGGAGTAGGCTTATTCCTTGTTTCTCATTTACGTAGGCCCATGGGTAGAGGTCATGAGGAAGGTGGCCAGATTAGCCTCTCAGAGCTTCGAGGTTCAGCTTCAATAGCTCAACTCTCGGACATGGTGATTGGATTGGAACGTAACCAACAGGCTGATGATGAGCAGGTACGTAACACAACACTGGTAAGAGTATTAAAGAATCGTTTCAGTGGACTCACTGGTCCTGCTTGTTCCTTGTTTTATGACAAGCATACTGGTAGAATGAAGGAGTCGGATGAACTAGGGGAATTTTAATGAGGAAAATAATTTTAGACATAGAAGCTAACGGTTTAAAACCGGACACTATATGGTGCATAGTCGCCAAGGAGGTAGAGTATGGAACAACTAACACATTTATTGGGGATGATATTTCTGAGTTTGGTGATTGGATATTTTATAATGGCATTACTGATATTTGTGGGCATAACATTATTGGATATGATTTACCCGTCTTGGAAAAACTTGCAGGATTCAAATGGCAAGGAGCTGTTCAAGATACCTTAGTAATGTCAAGACTTGCTCACCCACATAGAGAGGGAGGACATTCCCTTAATGCTTGGGGTAATAGAATTGGCTTTAAGAAAGGTGAGCATAGTGACTGGTCCTTTTTCTCTTGGGATATGGTTGATTATTGTAAGAGAGATGTGGAGCTAACACAGCTGGTGTATGGACACCTCATGAAAGAGCTTGAACATTTTAAAGAGGAAAGCATTACGCTTGAACATAACGTAGCTAGGATAGTAAATCGTCAGGTGGAAAATGGATGGACCATTCATGAAAGAGATGCCAACCTATTGTTAGGTGAACTCAGACAGAAACTACATGATGTGGAAACTACAGTGAGGAAAACATTTAAGCCTTTACCTGTATGGATACCTCTCGTACATCCTGAAGAAAAGACGCACAATAAAGATGGCTCTATATCTAAACGCTATCAAGCACAGTTAGATAAAGGTGCTCATATGTGGAAGGAAACGAGCACTGGGCAGATGCACTGGGGATACTACCTGTATCCCGAATTTAATCTTGGTTCCCGTCAACAGATTAGTAGATACCTTCAACACTTTGGTTGGAAGCCGAAGGAATTTACTGAGAAAGGAAATGTTATTGTTAATGAGAGTGTTCTTAGTGGGGTTGATATGCCGGAAGCTCAACAGATAGCTGAATACCTTATGCTACAGAAACGTGTGGCACAGGTGCAAAGTTGGGTAGATGCTATTGAGATTGATGGTAGAGTGAGAGGTTATGTCAACCCTATTGGGGCTGTTACTGGTCGAATGACACACAGTAAACCTAACATGGCACAGGTACCTGCTTCCTATTCCCCTTATGGTAAGGAGTGTAGGAAATTATGGACCGTACCTAAGGGTTATAAGCTGGTAGGTTGTGATGCTAGTAGTCTTGAATTGAGAATGCTCGCCCACTATATGAATGACTATGACTACACTGAGGAAGTTATTAGTGGTGACATACATTCCGCCAATCAAAAGTCAGCCGGTCTAGCTACACGCGACCAAGCTAAGACTTTCATCTACGCTTTCCTTTATGGAGCTGGTGATGAAAAGATTGGTACCATTGTAGGTGGTGACAGGAAAAAACATTATTCATTTATTGGCAGGACTGTTAAGAAACAATTTCTTGATAATACACCTGCACTTAAATCTCTTAGGGAACGAGTGACAACAGCTTCCAAAAGAGGATACTTGATTGGTCTG